CATTTCATCACCTCTTGACAAAAATTAACTTTTATGTTAATACCTGACTAAGGAGAGTTTTACTCTCCAGGAGGTCTATTATGTTCGATTCAATATTAGATGTTGCCCCAGAATACTTTGATAAGGCAATACATCCTGATAACTTTACATTCTGGCTAATAGCCGGGTTCTGGATCTTAATGTTTATAATTGCTTTCGTAGAAACATCAGCTAAAAATAGAAGAGGCAAATAAAACATTTATTTATACCCATACCTTTCTAATCTTTCAGTTAATTGCTTATAATATGTTTTGAGCAATTTATCATTCTTGTGTTCTTTTGCCCGCTTTATCCGGTCCTGCATTGCTCTATAGTAACTGTAAAAACTTTTTATACGGTTGTATTTTCTTATCTCTTCCCTTGTTGCAATATCTGATGATTTTTTAGAACCTAATAACTCATAATCAGAGAAAAATTCATTCAGCTGTCTTTTTGGATAATTAGGATCTCTTAATACCAGATCCCCTATCACCGGATAATCAGCCAGTTGATCACCGGTTAATCGAAACTGTTTTAAAAATCCTCCTGAATAGCCATCTATCAGATAATCAATCTGTATTGGAGATAATTTAATCCCTATTTCATTGGCACCCTTTGACAATGAAACTGCCAGTTTACTGGTATAATCCCTTTTCCTTTCAGTAGGGTATAAATACTGCATTCCTTCAGATTCTATTGGAACGCCTAACCAGTTTTTATTCCTTGCTACTTCAAGAGCAGTTTTTATTGCTGATGGAGTAGGATCCGGTATTTGTGATTGTGCCAGTTCTCCTAATCCCTTCAGGGCCTTATCATCCTTACCTTGATACATATCCAGGAAAGCCTGGGGAGCTGACATAAAAACAATTCCCAATTCAAAAGGTATTGGTAATCTATAAACATTGTCCCCAACCTCAAACCAGAGATTGTTGTACTTATAAGCCGGTGGAAGGTTCTTGTACCAATCCTTATCCTTATTTTTGTACCAGTTGCCTACTGCCAGGAGTGTGAGCCATACTGTTCCTTTAACCAGAGTTTGTATAGGTCTTTCCCTGAAAGCACGATATAGTTTCTCCGGACCACGAATTGATACATTAAAAAATGCAGCATACTGGTTAATCTTTTTAGCCAATCTCCCTGATTTTGTAAAGTCTACTGTAACATCTTTGGCATCCAGATGTGCTTGTATGTAAGCATCTTCCTCAGTCCAGTCAGGGTGTTTTTCCAGCCATTCCCGGGAAGTATATTTCTTGTAAGCTGCCTCTAACTCTGCACTTCTCGGCCCCATTTCGGTAATAGAAAGCAATTCGGTCAGCGTATTTATAGGATGTTTTATTATATGGAGAACCTTGCCCATTTTCCCCAGCCTTACATCCAGCATTTCATCATAGGTATTCTGAACAGAAGCCCGGTCAAATCCTATTTGCCCGGATATTCCACCGCCTAATGCCTTAAATCTCCAGGTTAAATCTCCAGGTTTACAGGTTAAATCTTTATAATATCCCTTAATCGGATCAAAAACAGTAGCATTATTTCTTTTGGAAAATACCGCATAAGAAAAGGCATCCCTGAATGGGTTCCTGGCAAGCCCGAAAGAAACCTTCAGTCCGGTAGCCCCTAATCTTGTCATTCTGGCAAAAATGTTGAAAACCTTGCCCAGGGAGCTTAACTTTAACGGATCAACTCCTTTTAGTGCCTCGTATAAGTCCGGATGGATTTCGTAAAATACCCTTTCTCCATCTCTCCAGATGGATACAATGTTATCCTTCCCCATATACTGCCAGTCCTCGGTAAATACTGTGAGTAATTCATCATACTGTTCACTGCTTAAAGACTTTGTTGAGATCCAGCCCTCTTCCTCTTCTTCGGGTATTTCTTCCCCTCTTTTAAGGGCCTCTTCTTCTCTTACTTCAGCTCTTTCCTGTGCCTTGATTCTCTCAATATAATCTTTAATCTGCCAGGTTGGGAAAGTTGTTGGCTTTATTGGAGCCGGTACCCTGGTTATAAATCCTCCCATGCCTTCTTTCTCGGATATATCAATTAATGTTTTGGCAATCCTGACTTTTTGAGCCTTGTTTATCAGTTCTCTCATCTGGGTAACCATAGCCTCCAGGGGATTAATAATTGGCCTTCCGCTTCCTTTAATTGCCTTTATTCCCTTACTGGTATCTACATACCCACCGGTACCTTTATACACTGCCATTTCGTCGAGAAATGCCCTTTTAAATGGTAAATAAACAGGATTGAGAGCCCTGAATAATTTGGTAGTTGCCTTATCAAAAGCACCTGCCCTAACCAGCCAGTCCAAAACATGGTTGGACCAGTTAGTTACTTCATTAACTGTGTCATCCCAGCCACGATTCCTATATTTATCAATAATATATAGAGAATCTTCCAGATCAAAACCGCTTTCAATACCTCTTTTGGCAAGATTGATAGCTCTTTTTGATACTGCATAGCTGATAAAAGCTCTCATATCTTTTTTGGTAATCGGTTTTAATATATCTATCAGTCCGGGACCAATCGGGTTCCCATGTTCGTCTATTGCCTTTTGCATAACAAAGGTTCTGGCAATTGCTCCGGAGGCTGATTTACTATATTGCATCATTTTTGCCGGATTCTTTGTTGGCCTGAGGTCTTTTCCCAATGTCTTTTCAATCTCTTTAGTAAGTTTCTGAGGGTAATAAAATTCATCATTCCAGTTTACATTAAGCCACTCCAGGGCCTTTTTTAACTTAGGCATAATACCCTTTATCTGAGAATGCTCTCCCTTCCAGTCAATATGCTGTATGATCCGGTTTTCAGCTCCCTGCTTGTTCCAGGTGTCCAGCATTTCCTTAAACTGATCCAGTTTCTTCATGAGATCCGGGAATTGTGGCAATACCTCTTCATTGAAATATTTATGGAAATTGGGAGCCAACTCAGCAGCCTTGCTTGTTGTCAAACGATATCTCATATATTCGGCAAAACCTTCATGGGTTCTTCTGCCACCTGGTCCCTGTTTATAATCAAGATCTGCCATTTCCTTCTGGATTATCTTATCTGGTGTTCTCCATCTTTTGCCTAATTTCTTTCTGAATGTTCTGTAATCAAGTGAATGTGCAATCTCATGAGTAGCAACTGCCAGCTCTCCCCACTTTTCCATTCTGACAATCTGCTGTTTGGTATAATATTTCCCAGCAGCAGTTTTCCACCTGAAAGTGGCTTTACCCTTGATCGGTATATTGAAGGCATTCTCTGCCCAGGTCATTATCTGAGTTTTATTTATTCTCTTAGGTGTAGCAGGTTCTTTTTCTAATTTTATTCCCTGGGTTCTGGCCAGGAAGTCCAGTGTTTCCTGTCTTTCATCAGGTCTTTCATAAAATGCGGTTTCCTCTTCTGTTATATGTTTATATATATTCCCTGGATTTTTATCTGTTTCCCTTTTAATACCTTCGGTAATCTGTTCCCAAACATGCTCATATATATAACGGTTTGTCTCTTTTAATCCCCGCATTTCTTTATTGAAAGCCTCTGTAAATTCATCCTGGGACATATCTACTGCATTTTCCCTGATTTGTTCTACAATTAGGGCGATTCTCTCTTTTTCATTTTTTTCTTTCTCTCCTAACATTTTCCTTACATTGACTTCTGAATTAATATCATATAAATGTTTTCTTTCCTCATAATTAAGATATTCCATAATCTTATCTGCTTGTTTTACTAACCATTCTTGGTATTCATGTACATCCTCTTTGCTTTCGACCTGGTGAGAGAATATTTTTTGGATTAATTCTTTTGCTCTTTCAACATCTTTTTTAATATCTTCCGGAGCTTTTTTTACATCCTTGGCCATATTTGCCGGCAATTCTTCTACCCTGATAGGCATGAGCATTCCAACAAACTCATCCTTACTGTAAATTCTAAGTGGTTCCTCAGGATGGAAAGTGCCTCTAAATTCAGCATCAGGGAATTTTTTCATTATATAGTCATAATATTCAGCAGAAATTGCAGTATAGTTATCAAACCATATTAATGGATTGTTTACTATATCATCATGAGGATTGGTGTATAAAACTGGTTCTATCTTTTTATAAGTAGGTATTATCCCATGCTGATTTTTCTGTATTGCAGCCACTTGTTCAAAATCAGGCTTTGCCTTTTCATTGATCTTAGCCTTGCCCTGTGGCTTGCCTTTTAGCAAAAAATGAGAATTACTATAAAAATCTTTTCCATCTACCTGGCCAGTTAAAAAACCATTTCCGCCAGGTGTATTCTTGGATAGCTGATAATCTGTTAGTATCCTTGGCTTTTCTCTCATGTCAAGTGGTATTCCAGCCTGTTCAGCTGCCACTCTCTTTTTGATTGCATCTGCAACCTTTTTACCCTTTTCAGTTAATACAATTTGATCTTCTTCAAGATAACCTTTATCACGCATCATTTGTTGTGTTTTTTCTGTTATAGTACTGGGTTCAAGATGAACGACAACCTCGCCATCCCCAATATCTTCCTCAACCGATTTTTCCAGCATCTCCCTTTCTTTTTTAGTTAAAGGAGGAATTTCAGGTAACTGTGTTGGTGCCGGTGTTTCTACTTTCTTTTTAACCGGAGTTTCCTTAACTGGTTCGGGCTTTTTCTTAGGCTTTTCTTCTTTGGGTTTTTCCTCTTTAATCTCTGGCTTGTTGACTTCTTCCGGTGTGTATTCCAGATCATGGATATCAAACTTAGATTCATCATTTATGGGCATTACCAGGCCTACTGTCTCACCTTTTGACTTGATAACAATAGGTTTACGAAAATCATCTTTTTCTCCAGTTAAATGTAATACATAATCCGGGATGAATTTTTTAATAAGTGATAATCTATCAGTATCAATCAATACCTGTTTATCGCCATCACTGAAACTTGTTGCTTTTACGCCATTATCCTCAATTATGTAATGGCCCTGAATCTGAGCCGGTTTCTCATGTATTTCATTTGGTTTTGGGTAAGCCTCATCAAGTTCTTTCCTGGTGAAAGAAGTTTCTCCTCCTACTTTTTTCTTCATTCCTTCTATATAGTCATCTGCAGCCTTTACAGCATCTTCATGAGAGACATTGGCTTTTTTGTAATCCCTGACAAGTCCTTGCTTTATCTTTTTTTCCATCTCCTCTATTATTTTGGGAACAGCTCTTTTGCCCTCAATAAGGATGTGTGCATCTGTGATAGCACCTAAATTATAGGCAGTACCTAAAACCTTTCTATCCCATTGGTCAGTTGGATTATATTTCATGGTTAGTCCTTTTTCCTGTCTGCCTATGGTGTCTATATATTCTCCCTTTTTGTCCGGGATAACTGCTTTGGCCTGTTCTATTACTTTTCTCTGCTGGGCTTTGGTTAATTTATCGAATCCCTTGCCATATTCATGCTCAGCTTGTTCCTCAAGTTTTACCTTGACATCCGGGAATTTTGGTTTTGTCTTTGGTGTTTCCTTCAATTCCGGATATTCTTTCAGCACTTCATCCGGTACCGGTTTGCCTTCTTTGAGAGCTTGTGCAACCTGTGTTTTATGGTACTGCAAATAATCATTTTCTGTACTACTAACAATCCAGCCTTCTGTTGGTTTAAGTGAAGCTTGTTTCATTTTTTCTGCATCACTTAAATTATTCCAATCCTCTAACTGTTTTTGATATTGTTCTTCACCTTTTTGAATACCTAATTTACTGATTTCCTTTCTGGTCATTTGCCAATATTCTTTAGCTGGCTTAACCTCTTCCTTTTCCGGTACTTTTACTTCCGGTTTTTTAGGCTCTACCTTCTTCAATTTGTTTTCTATTTTGTAATAGTCTGCCAATGCTTCTTGAGGGACAGGTTTGTTTTCTGAAAGAGCCCTTCTGATTGCCCGGTAATACATCTCATCTACAGATGTTATTAATTCTCCTGACTTGACATTTATTTGAAACCATTCATGAGGCACATCTTCAGAATACCTATGGAATGGATGTTTTATAAATTCATCATTACCCAGGGCTTTATATAATTTGCTTGATACATTACCAAATTCACTTCTTGTTAATTGCCAGGGTTCCGCAACCGGCTTTGTCTCTTTTTTCGGCTTAACTGGCTCCGGTTTTTTAGGCTCTACTTTCAACTTTTCAAGAAATTCTACAGGAATACCATGCCCTGTTAATTCCTGCCCGGATTGATTCTTACCAAAATAAACATCAACTAAAGTTTCTCCTTTTGGTGTAGTGTAAACTTTCTTTATTTCGCCTTCGGTACCTTCCGGGATATCCCGGTAAAATCTGTTGTATCGGACTTTTTCACCTAATTTAAAAGGAGCTTTTGGTTCTACTTTCAGCTCAGGCATCTTTTCTAATTCTTTCTCAACAGTTGCCTCTATTCTTGCCATTACCTCTTTTGCAATATCCGGCACTTTCATATCTGGTTTTTTAGCAGCAGTCTTTAATTTTTCCTGGGCATAACTCTCTATATCTTTTGCCACCTTGGGTAATATCTTTTCCCGGATTTCCGGTATATTTATTTCCGGCTTTTTAGGATCAATTTTATACTTAGGTAATTCCCTCTCAATTACTGCATCTATCTGGGTTTCAAACTCTTTTCTTGTCTTGGGTATCTTTACTTCCGGGAATTTGGGCTCCACTTTTTGAGGTTCTGGTTTAATCTCAGGTTTCACTTCGGGAGTTTCAGGTTTAACCTCTGGCTTAATTTCTGTCTTGGTTTCCGGCTTGGCTATTTCTTCCTTGGCAATCTTGAAGTTTCTTTCTGCTATCTTTTCCTGTGTCCTTCTGCTTATATCAACACCGCTTAATTCTCCAGCAATACCTAATAAGGCCCATGGAGCAGTAGCTATAAATGTTCTTAAAGTAGTTTCAGGTATATTTGCTAAAATTGATCTGTTTTCATCAACCGTTCTAACGGTAGCATCCTGGATAGCCCCCTGGACTATCTCTTCTAAATTTTCAGCACCTTCAATTGTTAAGAATGTTTTTATCCCTTTTGCAGCCACACTCTGGCCAACTCTCTTGCCTACCTCTTTGGATATATTTCTTCCCAATATCTTCTTAAATGGTGATGATACTGAGGCCAATAATGGCAGATCTCCCATTACTTCAACCGCAGCAATCACTGCCCCGATTGGTACTGACAATTTAGCTGCATCCTCTTCTGAGGCACCGCTTTGTACTAAATCTTCATATAAATCCTGGGCCTGTGAGGGATAGGCCACTGCCAGTCCTGTTGCCATTCCAGCTAACGGATTACCAGTTGCAACAGTTCCGGCTAATGTAGCTCCCATTATACCTATTGTGAAAGCTGCCGATTCAGCAGCAACATATCCCCAATATCCGGGATCCAATAATAATTTAGGATTTTTTTGGACATTCTCTATTACCCCGCCTTCCCATTCCGGCCTCGGTATTAATTCCGGATGGTCCTGCAGCCATTTCTGATAATTCTCTTCTGCCTTCTGGTATCTATCTTTGTAGGCATCCCTTTTTTCTGCATTTACCTCATTCATCTTTGCTATCTGGCTATCAGTTATCCCATGTTGCTTATACACTGCTGCCTCTTCCGGAGTTATAGTATGAAAGATTAAGTTTGGCAGTGCAGAATTGAAAAACTGCTTTGACCTGTGTGTTAAATTAGCAGCACCCAGTCTGAAGGCATCCCAATCATCTTTTATTGCACTCTCCTCGATATATTTCAAGGTTTCAGCTTCAGGTCCCTTGATATTGCTTTCAATCCATTTATTATAATCAGCAACATTCTTACTGTAATTCATGATTTCATTGTTTAACTGCTCATGTAATGTCTCATACTGTTTGGTAACAGGATTTACTTTATTTAAAAGAGCATTGCCCTGTTCTGCCAGGCTATTGTATTGATTAATAAGATTATTCTGATGTTCCGGAGGTGTTGCATTTATTTCTGCTCCCAGCCTGTCTATCTGGCTTTTTATTTTGCTGTACTGCTCATAATAAGTATTGATCTGGTTTTCCAGCTCATGATATTTTTTGGCCATGGTATCAAGATTACTCTCCTGGAGTTTTATATCTTCCAGCTTAGGTGCAGATATTTCTACCTTGGGTACTTCGGATTTAACTGATTGGGAAGGAGTTGTCTCTGAAGTAACAGGCGTTTCTTCTTTCTTCTGCTGAACAAGATCCGATAATCCCCAGCCGCCACCAAAACCACTTCCCATTTGCGGTGTTTCAGGCTTTACAGGTTTTTCCGGAGTAGTAAATCCCAATTCCTCAGATGTCTTTATATTGTTAAATATCTCTTCAGTTGTTTTTATAATTTTTCCCATTTACCATCACCAATATATTTCCAGGCATTACCCTGTTCGTCATGCTTGATCTGCCCTTTTCTAAAACCATGTTCATCAGTTGTCCAGGTAGCAGGGCTAAACAGATTAAACCCGGATGTTTCCTCAGGCACTTTCTCTGTCTCAACTTTTTCCGGTGCATTCACATCAATACCTATCTGCAAGAAATAATTTTCTATCTCTTTTTTCTCTTCCTGGGATAACCCGGCTTTTTTGATATTGTAATTTTTCAGTATAGTTTTCTTATCTTCTGCTGTTAATTCAGCTCCCTGGTCTATTACCTGTTCTTTAATAAACTCAGGTATAATCCCGGTATCACCAAACAGAAGGTCATTTGTCCTGGATTTTTTAGCTGTTTCAGTCTTATCCTGTAAAGATTCAAAGGTAATCCCACTCAGGTCATAACCAAACTTCGATTGCATAGTAGCCTTTTGCTGTTCAAAGACTGTCGGATCAGTAAATTTGCTTAAATAGCTGACAACCGTGTTATAATCAGGCACTCCCAATTCTTTTGGCTTTTCTGCAGGCTGCTGAAACTCTACCCCTTCCAATCCCAATGAAGCAGCAGTACTTTTTGCTATCTGTGATTGCACATCAGCAGGTGAAGAAGTATAGAAATCCCAGGTAGATACTTTCTGTTCCTGGGCAGGCTGCTGTCTTTTCATCAGGTTGGTATGGGCCTCTAATACTCTTTTGCCCTCTTCTGTCTGGATCCATTTCTGGATATCGTTAAAAGCAGCATCAATATTCTCCGGAGATTGCCCGGCTGTCCACTGAGACCACATGTCCAGCATCTCAAAATCCTGGTTCACCTTCTTTGTGTGCATATTCTGAATATCATTATGGGTATTTTTAATTAAACCCTGTACTTCGTAACCGGCTGCAAGGTAAGCTGCATTCAATTTTGCCATTTCATCATTACTTAATACCTTGTCAGCAGTGAACTCATCTACCATGTTTTTATATTCCAGGGCAGCATCTTCAATAGCCTTCTGTTTCTGTTCAAGCTCCTTCTCTTTTTGTTCCTTCCATTTTTGTTCTTTTTTCCGCATACCCATGTTAAAACCAGATTCTAATCCTTCTCCTAAACCCTGGAGAAAGAATCCGCCTGTACCTGCCATTTAAACCACTTCCTTTCCAATCTTCTTATCAATCACCGAGCATCTGTGATAATATCCATATTTTCCATACTTCCTGATTACTGCCTTAGGATTTCTGTGTGTTGTGAAACTTATCTTATCTGCTTTCATTTCTTTTGCTTTTTCCTCAATCAGCTTTATATACTGTTCAGTCAGTAAAGGATAATGCTTATCTATATACATATAAATCAAAAATAAAGTCATATCCCCTGTCAGATCTTCCTGTAAGAGTAAAACCGCACAACCGGTCATCTTATCCTGGTCATAACTTACAAAAGTCCTTACCCTGTCAGTTATATTCCCTGCCCCCATCAGTCTAAGCAGAACCTTCTCACTTATCCTGCAATCCCTGGTTTCCTTGATCCTGTTGCATACTTCTAATAATTCGTTTATTTCCAATGTTTCTTTTATATCCATCAGCTCATCCCGAATATTCCGCCAATAATAGCACCAATAATACTACCGGCTCCTTTAGATGCAGCCTGTTTATTGGCAGCTTCCAATTCCATTTCTGTTACTTCGAGCATGGTTTCTTTTTCAAATTTGGCTATTTCCATATTGTAATAATGGGCCAGTGCCATATTCTGCTGTTCATAAGCCTGCTGTACTGATAATCTATACAAATTTGCCTTCTGTTCCCATTCAAGCAGTTTCGGCTGATAGGCCTTCCAACTCTCCTCACTCAGGTAGCTGACAAACTGAACACTCATAGCCAGGGAGTTTTCAAAGGAAGATAATTTCATAAGGGCATCCTGGATTTCCACATCACGCATAACATTGGCCAGTGCTGCAGTCCCCTTTGCCTGAGCCTTCATTCTTTCACTGAAGGCCAGCCCGGAGTTAGACATTCCTTTTGCTGCCATTTCATCTTCCAGGTTCTTGATTGACTGAGCAGTCGAGGCATTGATTGTCTCAGCTTCCCTCAGATACAGCTGCTCTTTAGTCTTTTCATCCATGCCAATTCCGCCCTGGTCCAAAATATCTTCTAAATGCCCACCGATCTTCTCCTGCCAAGCTAATACTTCCGGTGATGGCTTGTATGGAGGAGCTGCTGGCATACCACCTGCAATATTACCACCACATGTTCCACCTGGTAGATTAACCTTAGGTATAGTTGGAGTTTCTGCTGATGGCCAATTTATACTTGGATCTTGTCCAACTAAACCACCACCTTGGGTTGGACCACCAGCACCTTCCCCCACTGCACCGCCACTCCATTCCTGGGCATATTGCTTTTTCTTTGCCAGAGTTAAGCTGCCCCAAGGATTAGAGCGTTGATATCCCGGATATTTCGCAGCATACCAGTCTTTTAAGGCAATGTATTCACCCCAGTCTTTTAGTCCTAATTCCTGTACACTATTAGCCATCTAAACCACTTCCTTTATTTTGAAACTTTCTCTTTGTCAGTCTTTACTTCCGGCTTATAATTCTTCACCAGTTTAATCGCTGTTTCCTTTAAACTTACCCATGCAAACTGGCTTAGTCTGTTTCCAGCTTCCTGTCTATAAAATTCTTCAAATAATCTTTCTAAATCATTCGCTAATTTGTCCATAAATTCTCCTTTATGATATAGTTACCCAAGCACTACCATTAAAGTATTTCAATACACCATTTACTGACCGTAACCCACCAGCAGCACCTTTATCAGGGTCAGGTAATTTTAAGGTACTATTATCAAAATCCCAATATGCACTGCCATCAGATATTTGAACTCCACTATCACTCGTAAGACGAAGAGGCATATTTGTACAAGCAACCTGACCAACTGAAGCACCTAAATTAAATTGTAACTTTGCACCAGTTGACCTTGCTAATATAATCCCATTAAGACGGGTATCATACATGTGTATTCCACTATCCCAAAAATAAATATCATAATTCGTATTATAACCAACCCAGAGTTGCGAAGTCTTTATGATTCCAGAAGAGACAGTACCTAATGTTGCTGTAATTGCACTCAAAGAACTAACATTTATTTTATCAGCAGTTATTGCATCTGCTGCTATCTGATTTGCAGTGATCGAGCCTGTATAAATCTTTCCACCGTCAATATAGGTTACTGCCCCTGTCTTTGCCCAGGCTGCAATATTGGAAGAAGCAAGCCCACCTACTTTATTGGTGTCAGCTGCAGTATTATCACCTGTTACATCTGCATCATCTGCCGGTTTGTGTCCGTCATCACCCAAACTGCCCCAGTTAAAATCACTGGCTTTATTGGCAAGAACAATTGAATTGGCATAAATCTTCCCGCCATCAATCATAGTTACATCATTGGTGTGTCTCCAGGCTTCAATATTGCTCTTTGCAGTGCCATCAGTAAACATCCGGTCAGTTACACTGGAATCCAACCCTGCCACAACAATCTTACCTGCTGAGATACTGGTTAAGGCCACTTTCCCATAATTTGAACCGTCCTTTATATCATCCAAATTACCTATTGCTTCAGCTAAAAGGATCTTGCCTGCTGAAATAGCAGTTACCTTCACCTTCCCATAGACATCACCGTCTAAAATATCATCCATATCTCCAACTGCCTTGGAAAGCAGGGGCAATGAATCCTGAACCGCTTCGGATAAGATTTTACTGTATCTTTCACCATCAGAAATGTCATCCATTGTTACCCCGGCCACTACCTCAGTAATAGTATGCTTCCATGCACTGTCATCCATATCACCCGGTAAAATACCCAAACTGGCATTATCACTCATCTCTACAATTTTCCGGTATAATTTTTCAACTTCTTTTCTCAGTGCATTGTATTGTTCTGCTGTTATTTCCGCCATTTTAATTCCACTCCGCTGGATCAGATTCCAAAACAATCTGATACCCCTGTATTTCAAAATAATACTTGTCGTTTATTCTTGGCCTGACCGTAATTTCTCTTGCTCTTTGTCCGCCCATTGGCAACTTTACCCGGTACCACTGTGTTGTATTGGCTTCCATAGTAAAATCCCTATAAGTTTCACTGGCATTATCGAGCTGATAATAAATCCTCAATCCAGTCCCGGTAGTTGATTTCACCTTTACATAGACATCATAGAACTGCTTATAGGTATCCGGATTTCCAAAACTCAATGGGCCAATCGTGTCATACGCCTCAATAGAACTACCTGCATCATCCAGGCCATTGAATAAATCATAAATTTGCCCCTCAGAAACAGATCCGGCTTTTAAACTGTTTTCCCCTGCCTGGTCCCAAACTGAATAGACATTAAAACCAAAATTATAGATTCCATAGCTGCCATCCCTGAAGTCATACCAGAGTGTTTCATTATTTACTGTGCTGGTTCCCTTGGGATATGAAACCATGTAGACATGATTGAAGAAGCAACTGCATGATTTCCCGATATAAGTTTGATTGATATTGGCCAGCAAATATTCACTTACGACCCTGTTTAAATCTTCTACAGTATCAACATTAAGGATCTTTAATCCTTCACGGCTAAGAAAAACAATATAGTTGTAGCAATCAACCATTGTTCTCGGTGCATAACATCCATCTGATGAATAGGAATCTCTAAACTGGAAATAGCTGGATGAATTAACCCTGGCAGAAGTGCCTAACAATCTTTCTACACTCTTTTTGGTAGCCACCTGCAGGGTATGGAGCTGATTGGCCAGCCCGGTAATTTTCAGCATATTGGTTACTGCAATATAATAATTTGCAGGAAAATGCTCGTAATACCTCTTGCTCCAGTACAGATTTTCTTTAGTTGCCAGGAATATCCTTCCACCCCTCTTTAGTATCAAATGAGGTGCTGCAGGAGGCAGGTCATGATCCAGTTCATGGTAATACAAGAGTGAATTTTGAGTAACCAGAACAGTATCAGCCTGGGTACTGTCATAAGATGTCGCTGTGTTGTTTTCTATTTCAGCATCCAGGTAATATGCCCCGCCATCAGCCAAAGTTCGGTATACCCTCCGCTTGGCAATATCATAATCAGAACCGGAATAGACCGGGATTGTAACCGTAATCTTCTGATCAGCAGTAACAGTTATGGCACTTGAGGCATCAGACGGATTCCCTTCATTACCATCACTGTCAACATAAGTTACCCTGAATCGGTAATCACCTTCTGAAAGGTTACCACCTGATCCGGGAGTTCCAGAAGGTGCAGAACCAGGTACAGGCACACCGGCATATAAAACCGTTGTTCCATTTGTTTTCATCAGGTTTTCAGCACCATTGGCAATAAAGCAGCGGTCAATCCAGTCCATAAAATAGGTATCTGCCTTGTCAGTCAGCCCGGTTATCAGTTCAGTCCCGGCATGGCCAGCTTCATCAGAGAGTTTAAAAATCTTTGTTCCACAGGTAGCAAAGGTAAATTTATTGGTTTCACTCTGCGTATAGAACCGGTGCAGTCCGGTAATAGGAGCAGTGCCTAATGTATTAGTGTTGAATTTGACATAACCTGAACGCTTGACTAAGTTGCCCTGGAAATCATAATTCATGTTTACTATTCCATTAGCCTTCCTGGGCAATTGCCTTAGTTTTACATCAGCAAATATATCAAAATCATTGCCTACTCTGAATATAGTTTTCGCCATTATTTACTCCTATTCAATTTGAGAATGATCAGGCCAGCACCTTTGCCGGTATGAACGAGCCAGGTTCGATTCAGGGATTAATCCGTAATCCTCATCATCAGAAGCCAAAAGCTCTTCCTTCATATCTTCCAGTCCCTGCCAGAATATGCCCACCTTTGGGGCAAGGTAATAGGCATGGCTATTCATATCTTTTTTGACTTTCCAGCACATCCCGATAGCATAATCCACCAGCAATGAACGGTAGCCAATAGTCCGGTAATCCCCTTCAAATGGAGCCGGGTTTGTTGCATCTGCCAGTTCAGTTGGCATTCCAGAACCATAAATCCTGATGGTATCACCAGCTGATATCTGACGGTCAAAACCAATCATGTCCCCTCTAACATAATACTGAGAAGGTGTCCCTGTTCTCTCCAGCCAGTCCGGATCAATTGCCTTCAGTTTCTGAATGCTTACAGGTACACATGCCCGATCATTGTAATATACTCCGCCATCATCAATTGCTATAAAACCGGAAGGCACTCTTATCTCCCGGTCATCTATTATTGTGGCCTCTCCTTCTTCTGGAGCTCCTGTTACCAGCGTTGCAGTCCAGAGATTATTCACCAGGTGCAATTTGGCACTTACAATCTGATGGGCCTTTTCCAGTTGTCTTTTTATAAAAGTATCAGTCCAGAAGTCCTCAGAGCTTTCATTAACCTGGTCCCTGACATCTGTTACCAATTCTGTTAAATTAGACAGTATACTCAATTACTTCACCTTCTTTTTATCCTGCTGTTTTGGTGTCATACATGGTTCACTTGTTCTTTGCTTTATTATCTGTAATTCTGACCTGATATCAGCAAGACTATCCATAATCTTTTTAATTGCCGGATCAAAATCATAATCACGGTCTACAGGCATTGCCATATTCTTACCCCCTTTCTAAATGTGTTTATACTGAACCAGAACCATTCCAGCATTCCAGTCAATATACAGTCCTTCGTCAAAATATTGCCCCTCAGGGCCAAAATCAATCGAATCATGAAAAACAGTTGCAGAATTACCCAATGTCCAGACTAATTTTCCTTCTGTTTTACTGTCATCCTTTTCATCGTAAATGTCCGCTGTAGTTGCTTCTGTATGGTATAAATCAATCCTTTTGACTTTACATGGCCCGTTACAGACAATAGTATCTGCAGCAATCTTTAATTTTTTCCACATAATTAATCACTTGCCTTTCTTCCTGGTTTTTTCTTTTGACATGATAATCCTGGCAGCAGCCTTTGCCTTGGCCTTGCTATCACAACACTGTTTAGTTGTGCCATTCTTTCTTACCAGGCAGTATTTATTACCACGCTTTCTTATCGTATAGGGCATTGCTTATCACCTTACTCTACTGTTAATGTTATTTCACTCTTGGTTGCACCTGCAGCACCTGCTGCTGTTGATGGGCCGGTTCCTGTGTTTGCTGCTCCAGCAACACTGTGTCTGTGTGCCTCATATTTAGCCTTGAATTCTTCCAGGTCAGTCTTGATCTGTAACAGGTATTCATAGAGCTCTCCCTGTCCAAATCCCTCAGCCATCTGCTTTTTAGGCTCATTTGTAATTGTTAAGAGACTCTTAGTCGTTGCAGCTGCTTTTGCTCCGGTTGACGGACCTGTTCCTGTGCTATCATCACCCACTGCACTGTGTCTATGATCCTCATATTTACTCTTGATTTCATCAAAGTCATCACTGATTGCCTTTAAAACTGTCCATAATTTCCCGGTAAAACCCATTCCCAGGCCTTTTTCAATTACTATGCTCGAAATACTCAGATCTATCACGCTGGCAGTTGCAGCAGCCTCGATTGCTTCAGTTGATGGAGCAGTCCCTGTACTGGCTGCACCGGCAACACTATGGCGGTGATCTTCATATTTTGACTTTATCTCTTCCAGATCAGTTTTAATGGCAACAAGCAAACTATATAATTCTCCTCTTCCAAAACCTTCAGCCAGTGCTTTTGTTACTTTAGCCATAATTCACTCCTTGTTCCGGGAGGGCAGAAATAAATCCACCCTCCCTTATTGTCATTCAGTTATACATCTGTTGGGACATTAAAGATGTTTACAATCCGTCTACCATCCAACACTACCGGGCAGCATAATTCATACCAGCCCATAGTTCCAAACATAGCCAGCGGATTGTTAGGATCAGCCACTGGGGGGCAGATGTAGAATTTTCTGTTAACTCCCTTAACCCTGACATTTCCGAAAGCTCCCTTTCCAAAGATAGAAAGAACATAAACTGCTCCTGATTCCACATAAGTTCCGATTGTTCCGGCAGTATGCCTGTAAGGTGTAAGGTTCTTGTGAAATCTTATTCCGTATAGTTCTCCTTCCAGGTTTCTGAAAAGGTTTTTAGGTGCAGCATAATGCTGGGCATTAGTCCATTCAGAATCTCTCTGGAAGTCATATTTCTGCAGTGGATCATAAGAAGCATGGTAAAATCCATCATCAAATGGTGGTGTTCCGGCAGATTCCAGTAAAGCCACTGCTTTTCTGATAAGTTCAGCGGTTACCTTGTCTCCAGTAGTCATTCCGGCAGTTGTGCAAAGCCTGATGATGTCATTTGCTTCAGGTGCATGGTCCAGGGCAGCAACAACCGCTTCAGTTGTCGGATTGGTTGCATCACAGGTAAATTCCCTTGACAGTCCTGCATTCTTTCCGGTCATGAATACCACTACACCGGTATCACCATTGGCCAGTCCACTCATTGCTCCAGTCCACTTGATCCTGGTTGTTGTGCTTCCGCTTGCGATTGGTCTTGAACCGGATTCGTTGGCATCACCATCAGCCCTGATTCCGATTCCGCCTTCTGCAATCTTTTCCCAGATCAGAGAATCAACGGTAGAGGCAGCAGCTTTTCCCATTTCGAAAGCATTCTCAGTAAGGTTCTTATCCATATTGGTAATCCAAAACTTTTTGGATGGCTTGATATAGTCTCCATATTCCAGCACCGTAGCCTTAACTGTATTTCCATAAGTCTTGGTTGCATTTGGATTTTCACCTTGCGTTAATGGTGTTCTCTTTTTCGCATAAGGTGCTACCCTGGTAAATTCTACCTGTTCACCTTCATTAACCGGTATATCCGTATTCTTCTGTCTTTTTGCAAATTGGTCTAATACAACATAGTTATCCTGTCCTTCCAGGAATTTCCCGTTGTAATAGAGCTTATTCAATTTATGACTTGTTGTTATTGTTCCATAGTCTGTAAATGCCATAAGAGGTCATCTCCTTTGTTTTTAAAGTATTATTATTTTTGCCCCTTATGTTTTTTACCTGGCTATGATTATTTCCGTTTTTCCATGTCAGCCATTACCTTTTTCCGGTACTCGGCATCTTCTTCAAAGCGTTCTTCATCATAGGCAGGAGACGAACCCGCTCCTTGCGTTTGCAGATCGGATAGTCCGATATTCCCGGCTTGCTTTTGAGTATTCGTCTCTTCCAAAAGCTCCTGCTTTATCTGCTCACGCATTTGTTCCTGCTGTTTCTTGCTCAGCTGAGAATACTCACTGGCTGACATATCATGAAAGGCCTTTTCATAGGCATTAGTCCTGTATTTCACAAAATAATCAGGATTCTTGTTCAGAAATTCCTGGACCGCCTTCCGGTCAAACTTAACCGGCCAATCCTTGTATTTCTCTTCAAGCTGATTATAGAGCTGTTCCTTGCCTTTTTTGGCCCGATCCTCATAGTATGGGCTGATCATGGCATGAATGTAATTCTTATTCCATTCGGATAACTTCTTCAGGTAATCATTCATGGCATTTATTGCCTTGGTCGGATCATCATAATAATCTGCTTCAGTGATATTGGGAGCCTCAGGCTCTTCCGGTAATCCCTTAATCTGCTGTGTCTGTTTGATATTCTGTGTTTCAATCTCTTCGATTTTCTTTCTGACTTCAGATTGTTCTGCAAGCTGTTTGTTCAACTCTTCAACCTGGCTTTTCAGGGTTCCCAGCTCTGTTGACCTGGATTGAATGTATTTATCCTTTTCCTCGATCATCTTCACCAGCTCTTCCGGTGTCTTGCCTTTATACCTTTCCGATATCTCTATTTCACTTTGTGTATTCTCTTTCTGAGTATTCTCATTTTGCTCATTCTGTTTGACTGCTTCCCGGATATTGACATTCTCTTCTGATTCCGGCAGCTCGATTCCATCTTCCTCAGCTGCCATCTTCATGTAATCCGGCTTTTTCTGAGGTTCCACTTTTGGTTTTGTCTCGATCTTCCCTTCTGTGGGGTGTTCCTCCTGAGAGGCTTCCACTTTCTCGGGGGTGTTATCTTGCTTTACCATTAGTGTTTTTCTCCTTTCGATTTATTTTTTCTAATTCCTGCATGTCATCTTCAGCAGAAATCTCTGTATTTTCTATCATTTCCCTGAAATCCTTGATCCATCTGATTAATCTTCTTGCCCCTTGTATATCTGACAGGTCCTTATTCTGGTCATCTTCCAGGATATCCTGGCATTCCTTCAGTGTTTCATCCATATAATCCTCGATTATCTTCCAGCCCTTGCTGTTGGTAATGGACTTCAGGCTGCTGGCCATAGCAATTGCCTGTATAAGTTCAATTTTCTCGTTGGTTTCTTCCATTTCCGTTCCTTTCCTCGAGCTTCCTGTAATAGATCTTCAGCTCTATTCTGAATCCCAGGTCTTTGTAATTCTCCAGCAGTTCCTTCCCAATCTCCCGGGATTTCTCACTTATATATTCCTGGAGTTCCTGCTCGAACATATAAACTAAAGGATTTTTACCCATTAGACCTTCCCTTCAGCAACCGGTTTTTGTCCACCTTGTGGCAATGACTGGGGCAAGACATTGCCACTTAGTGGGTTCCCAGTTGCGGGGGTAACCGGCTTTTGCCGGGAATTATTGCTTTCTTTCTCTCTCTCTTTTCTGGCCTTCTCTATAGCCTCCTGCAATTCCCTGTCTCTTTTGAGAGAGGGGATCAGTTTTTCAATATCCTTAAAGCTGAACCTGTCAGCTATTCTCTTGCATATTTCCCTGATATCCATAACCATTTCCATCATTGGCTTACCATCATCTGTGTAAAGTTCTTCTTTGGTAAATGGATCCTTTTTAGGCATGTAAGCCTTTAATGCCAGTTCAAAGAATGTGAGCAGGTTCTTCAGCTCGGTTTGTTTCTCCATAAATCCTGATACACCGGTAGGCACAAAATCGGGATTGCCCTTCATGATTATATCTTCCCTGGTTATCTCGGTAAGCTCCAGCTGTTTGGCCTTCTCCTTGCCTAATATCCTGGCGGCACTATCTTTCTCAAAGAACTGGATATTATGCCGGTAAATAATTTCAATCATTTTCTTGAATGCCGGTTCCAGTTCATTTTTCACGCTGTCCTGGATCGGTTTCATGGCCTCCTGAGTCATCTGCATCAGACCGCTGTAGGTAGAATGAACATCTTGCCTTCCTCCTGAGGGCATAACCTGGGGAGGTGTAGCAGTCAGCTCTTCTAATACCTTCTCAAATTTGCTGATTATATCTCTAAGCGGTGCCAGTGATGCAGCCTGTGGTGTTGTATCTATGGCCCTGATAGTATTGAGTTGCTTCACCGGGAAGAATTTTCCGGGCCTGGCCTTGATTGTCCGCTTGTTGCCTAAATATGACTTGATAACAAATTCATACATTGGATCCGATATATAATTGACAATATCGGTCAGTTTGTTGTGCAGGTTGGTAATCATTGGAATGAGTGCCTTGGTATCTTCCCCGGTCCCGATTCCGGTATTTTCCCCGGTAAGTTTATCCTTCCAGACCGGTACAAAGATATTCCCGTACCAGTAAGGATATGCTGCCGCCCTGATTACTCTTTCCCGGTTGGCCAGGGTAATAATGGCCCAGACATAATCCTCTTCAAATGGGTTTAAGGTTAGTATTTCATCATTCAATTTTCCCTCAATCAGCTTTTGAGGTACCAGTCCATGGTATTCCAAGAGCTCTACAGAATCATTTGATACCTGGGTAGCTCCTCCCTCAAAATCATGGGGATATGATCCGGTAATCTCATTAAGTTCTGCGATATTGATATACACGCCCTCTTTTTCTTTCTGCCTTAAATAGTTAGCCGGGACATTATCTTTCTTGAATATCTTCCAGCTTGATAAATCCTTGCAGTATGGATCAGAGAATAAATTAAGAACATCACAATTCTCGATATCCGGGCCGTTGAATTTGATAACATCTTTGTATTTGTAGCTGTCTTTCTCTTTCCCTACTTTCTGCTTTTCCTTTTCCAGTTTCCAGGGAATATAGACAACTCCATAGCCATAATTCTCATAGTTCCAGATCCAGGGCCTGAGCTTCTTCTCTACCTCCGCCTTGTTCAGGTCAAAGACTATTTTCCTCTGCAACAGTTCAGCATTCTTTTCGTCCTCTTCTTCTCCCGGTTCCAGGTCAAAGCTCTCTGCTCCCCTGGATAGCAGGATATCCATGTAATGGCTGCATTTATTCCGGATAATCTTTTTCAGGTATGGCAGGCTTATATTGGTCTTTAGTTCGTCCTCTTCCGTGGTGTAGGCCTGTTTATAGTTTGCTTTAATTTGCCGCCATTCTTCCTGGATGGGGTTCCAGTAATCGTATGCCTCTTTAAACTTTGTATTGACAAAATCCCGCAATAAATCTTCTTTGGTGTTGATTACATTTATTTCTTTTTTTGTCATTCCTTTTGGGTTCTTGTCATCACTCATAACATCACTCCCTTATAGCCTGGTGTATACATTGGCCATCTCCTGTTCATCATCCCAGCTCTCAAAATCATTCTCTATTGTGTGGGTTCCCTCTACCACTACCTGGGCCATGTATCTGAAAGCAGCACCGGCATGTGTATGGATATTTCTATCTTCCCAATCGGTGTACTCCTGGGTTATGTTGTTCCACTTCCGGCCCCATTGCTCCAGGTGTGATAGTAATATCTTGCATTTCTCCTGGTTAAATATGCACCTTCCCATGATAGACCTGGCATTTTCAACTCCTGTTTCAAAGCTGATCCGTTCCAGTGGTTCCAGGTTCAGCCCTATATTGGCAGCCTTTTCCAGTCTGGAGACTGCCCTGGGTTCCTTGCTATTGGCCGGTCCTTCTTCTCTGACATAAATATCAAACGGTACATAATGAGCACCATAGTAAAAGCCTTTTTCATCAATGATTTTCTTATAATGCACAAATGAATAACCGCTGCCCTCGTAGTAGTCTATGATATGGATCTCGTTGCCTATTATCTGGAAGAAGATAATAGCGGTAAAATCTGCAACGCCTAAATCCCAGGCAGTGTAGACCGGTGCATTTTCATCATAGACAATATTGTTATGGATCCGGCCTTCATCTCTGGCCTTCTGAAGCTGCTTGCCTAAATAGGTGCCTTCAATACCTCTAACGAAAGAGCAGTAATATTCCTGTTGAATATAATCCTCTGTTTTCCCGGCATCTCTCTCTTTCTGGATCATGTCCTGGGTTACCAGTGGGTTGCCCTCATGGTCATAAGTATCTTCTATGGTTGCAGTCATGGCAAAACAGTGCTCCGGGTTGTTCTTGGCCCTGGTGAATCCATCACAGAACCAGTTCCCACCGTTTGGAGTGCTGTTGTATACTTCCCAGCCTCTCGTTTTGGCCAACATTGGTGCAACTACTTCCAGGACTCTTGGATCCATTCTTGAGGCCTCAGAAAATACTACACCATTGGCCGGCTTTCCTCTCAGTGCTTCATATTGCCCTCCATTTGCTCCAAATATTTGTATTACTGAAGTTCCGCCTATTGCCCTCAATGTCAGTTTCATATCTGCATTATCCTTGTGTATTACCATATTTTTCGGTACATAATAATCCAGGATATCCCGGCCTTTTTCGTCCTTGCCCTCCCAGATTGCATCCCGGCCCTGTTTTAATAATGGCCAGATATAATGATAAGTACCCGGATGTTTAAATGCTTCCGGAAGTAGTATCCTGCATAAAGAAAGCAGGTCCTTGCCTGCTCTCCGGTGTAAGTTAAGCCAGATAACAAGCCCTTTCCAGAATGCCACCAATATTTTTCGCTCCCATTTATATTCCCGGTATCTGTAAGGCAAAATAATTTTACTGTCCATCTTTCTCCTTCAGATCTTCCTCTGTATATTTGATTTCCTGGAGTGTTATGTTCCCGGTTAGATCTATATCTTTCTTTTCTGCCGGGTATATTCCCATAAGTTTGGCCTCTTCTTTGGAAATATCCAGGATTAATTGCAAGTCCGGGACATTAATAACCTGCTTATTTTCACCTTTTCCGATAACTATTTTCTTGTCATAAGCCTGGTCTTTTAACTCTTTCATCTGTGAGATATGATAACCAATCCCATCACCCTGTAGCTTTTCGAAATACTTTTTCCATTCTTTTCTGGCTTTCTTAATGTATTTCCTCACCTGGCGTTCTGATATATCCCACTTTTCGGAACATTTATGAACTATCCAACTAACTGGTTTCCGCTTCAATAGCAGGCTTATTTCGTGTATTCTTTTTTCAATTTCAAACTGATCTGATTTCTTTCCCATATTTCTCCCTAAAATAAAAAAGAGCCCACCAACAAGCTCGTTGCTTGTAAATGGACTCAAGGTCTCTGATCTCTATTCAATTTTCTTTATTTTAACATATAGTGTCAAGGGATGCAAAGACACGCTATAAATATATTTTATTTTAACAACTTGACAACTTGTGATATACTAAAATAAAGACCATTTTTAAGGAGGTTATAAAATGTTTGTAGCAAAAGATTTCTACCATAAAACAGAGTACAAAATTGAAAAGGCAGAGATCCCGGCCAAGATTGTTAAACATATTGTTGAATATTCCGATGAACAAGACCAGGAGAAAGAGTTTACTATTGTTTTTGGTTTGGATATCCGTTACAAGATCCGTTATATTGATGTTGTTTCAATGGGAACATTAACACAATCCGATTGCCACCCCAGGGAAGTGTATAGAACTGCTATATTGAACAATTGTGCTGCTATACTTTTTGCACATACACACCCAAGCGGAGAAGTTTCTCCAAGCCCGCAGGATATAAAACTTACTAACATTCTTGTTGATTCCGGCACTATCCTGGGAATTAAAATGCTCGATCACATAATAGTAGCCACCGGGAAACATACAGATGAATTAAAATATTATTCATTTATGCAAATGGGACAAATAAATTACAGGGAGGTGATTTGATGAAAGAAAAAAAGGATAAATATATTCGGCTTGATAGTGGTGCCTGGAAGGATCTAAAGCTAATGAGTGTCAAACTTGATACTAACATGAAAGCCCTTGCTGAAAAATATATCCGGGAAGGATTAAAAAAGGAGGAAGGGAAAAATGAAAGCACTGATCACTGAAAAGACGGTGAACCAATGAGAGTTAGACAAGATATAAATTTTACAGATTTCCCGGATGGATACATGAAACTTTATCTAATTGATAAGATTTTGCTTTTACCATCTGAATATTAAACTATAAAACATAGCCCGCCATAAAGACGGGCTTTTTTTTATTCCAGATCCACCCGGATATGGCCATCATTAACCCGGATTATGTTCATAGCATTACAGGAATAGCATTTAAGTCTTTTGGGAGTCTCTTTTCTGAGTTGATCAAGGTCTCCAATGATATCAAAAAGCCTTGCCCCACATTTTGCACATCTTATTATTATTAGCTGCTCCCTGACCTGTTTGCTCAAACTATACTCCCCTTCATATTAGTTTTGCCAATCTATCTATTTCCCTGTCTTTTGCTCTTATTATTTTGTCTTTTTTGCTTAATTCATCAAACATGGTTTGCAATATGCACTGAAAAGTATAATGGTCAATTAACAAAGGTTTTGTTAATCCTTTTAATCTATCGTGGCCAACTTCCCCAAGTGTCATTGTTTGTTTTTTGGGAATATCAATATAATTTCTCTGTATATTGTGGGCTAATAAAACCAATATATTTTTATCAGATTTAGCACCATTTAACATGGCTGTTGTATGCCCTCGTCTACGATTTAAACTATAATACATCCCAATTTCTCTAATAACATCTAATTTCATATTTTTTTTATCTTCCTTTGCTCTAATTTCTCAACCTTATTTTCAAGTTGTTTGATATATGCTCTCAGTATTTTTATTTCTTCTGCAAGTAAATTATATTTTTTTGTTTTCTTTTCAAACCATATTTTTGTAATAAACTTTGGATTATTCTCTGCAAGATAATTTTCTGGTGGAATATCCTGCCGAAACATTATCACATCTTCAGGATTGTCAATCCCTGTCTTTTTTAAAAATGCTGCTGCAAATTCATCAATATATTTGCTTATACCCTCCGCATGTTGATTAGTAAATTCACTCCAAAACTCCAATTTATTTTCACACCCCTTTCTTAATCAGATCTTCAACATCCCGGACCAGGATATACTCTCCTCCCTGGTACTCAATATTCTTTTGAAATTCTACCTGGGCAGGGCGTTGCTTGCTACCTTTTGCTGGCCTCTTGCACTCGATAAACAACACCCGATTGTCTTTGATAGCTATAATATCAGGTATCCCAGGATAACTCCCCAATCCCTGGAGTACATGAAAATGAAACCAGCCTTTGATATTCAAATAATCTTTCACCTGGGCCTTGATCTGGTTTTCAGTCGGTGCCGGTGCTTTCAGCTTTAACTTTTTCCTTGTCATAATCTCATTCCTGTTTCTAAGAATCCTTTTTCTTTTAAATAATTATAAAAAGTATTTCTCCCTGTTCTCCTGGAATATAAAAACACAAACCTTGCGTTTGGTATTGTTTTAAGGGCTTCTAAATATTCTTTATACGGGAAAGGTAACCCTATTTTGACACCTTCACTTATTATTTTCTTTGTCATTCTCCTCTCCTTTCCCCGGGGAGGGGCAGGCAAGAACCCTTTTTGACCTTTGTTTATAAAGGAGGCGGCCAGGGAAAATGAATCCTGCCCCAACTCTTTAATAATTTTCATCTTTCAGCTCCTCTTCCTCTATTCCCAATGCAAGCTCATGTATTTTACAATCCAGCTTTTCATGGCTGGAGATATCTTTTTCAGGTATAATCTTTTTCAGTTCTTTCAACCATAAGAAATTTGCGGTATTTATATTCCGGATCCGATCTCTCTCTTCATAGTATCTTTGCACTTCTTTCCGCATCTGGTTTTCAAAAAACAACTCTTCATCAAATACCCGGCCTCTCCGCTCTGCCTCTCCTTTCCAGTTCCGGTGTTTCTTTTCAAACTCCTGAACTGTATTAGTCTTGGTCGGCAATGGACGATAATGGCATCTGTCCAGGTAATCTGAAACATACCAGTAGGCCACTTCATTCTCAAACTCTTTTATGTTTATCCGGCTGCTGGCCAAATTTCGGAGCAACTGGTTTGAGATCCGGGAACAATCTCTTTGCTCCTGGCTATATTTAACAGGAACAGATTCTAATTTTATTTTTGTTAATTCTTCATTTGACATAACGCATCCACTCCTGGTTATTATTTTCTGGTTCGTTGAGATAGCTCTCAAATTTTGTACTGAATAAGGTTTCGGGCCTTAAATAATTTTCCATATTTGCACCATCCTTTGTGATTTTCCCCTTCCAGTTATTGGTTTTTTTATCTATAACCTTCTTGAAGTCATTAAGGGTAAACCCCTCCTTTAATCTTGCCTGGATTAAATTCCTGGTTTTTTTAGTCTTTGTTTTGAAATTTTTATCTGTATGTTGGTTAAGGTACAGAATGATCTCATCAATCGTTTTAGAATTAGAGGGCGGAAATTTTTCTTTCTTTTCTTTTCTTTCTTTCTTTATATTAATATTTCTATTAAGATTAATATTGGTCGCAGTCTGTGTAGAGCCTGTTACAGCCTGTCTGTTTCCCTTGGAAATATTGAATCTTTCGGCCGGAATGTTAATCCACTCCAAAAGTTCTTCCGGCACATCTTGCAATGATGTTTCTATCCCCTTGTTTATACTCGGATTATTTTTCTGGTGCTTGATGAAATTCCTGATCACGATATAGCCCTGGGAATATTTTATCTTGTTGTCCCTTTCAAACCGGTCCAGGATTTTTAGAACCATATCCTGGTCTATGCCGGTATCAAAGGCAATTCTCCGGATAGCGATCTCATATATGCCTATGATATTTGTCAGAGGATTGGTCAGCAGATAAATAAATAATAATTTTTCCGTTGGATCCAGGTTAACTATATAATTGTCATCCCAAAATTTTGTATTTAGATATCTTTCCTTACTCACACCAATTACCCCTTATTATTTAATTTTTTTATTTTCTCCATGATTTTTTCAGTATTACAGCACAATTCCAGCTTTTCCTTGCACTTATCCTGGATATAATCTTGTAACATATACCAGTCTTTTAGTCCCAAAGAGCCATGCCTGGGAGCATGGTGCACTCCATCAATATAACCCTGGGAATATCGCAAGGCATCCATGAATGTTTCTGTTTTAAAGTTCCGGTCTATTACTTTACGGATCTCTGTTAAAATCATATTTCCCCTTTCATTTTTGCCAATTCCTTCCAGAGCTTACAGTTTTCCTCATGGAGGTCTTTTAGGGAGTTGATACAATGTTCCATAAAATTATATATCTGATTAAACTCGTTCCAATTTTCCCAAACTTCTTTTCCTTTGATTAATGAGCATAAAAAATGTTTTTCTTTTTCCATTTCCTCTATATTACTCATTCCCCACCTCCGAGATATTTTTGCTCAAGTTCTGGTAATATTACTTCGGCATAAGTTTGTATTCCTTTTCTTTTAGAGTCATAGATTGTACACAATTCAAGAACATCCCATAATGCCTCCCACATCTCCCTATACGCCTCATTTTCTTTTCTACACGCCTCATTAATCCCTTCCAGTTCCCATTTGTCTTTTCTCAGGGCTTTATTTTCTTTCTTCAGCTTCTTATTTTCGGACTCAAGGGATTTGAGCAGGGCTATAATTTGGTCTATTTCCTTATCTCCAATTTGCTTATCATAAAAATCGCAACCAGAGTTCCATTCTGCATTTATAGTTTTATCATTACTTAATAACTCAATCGCTTCTTTAACTTCCATTACTTTCCTCCCATTCCTTTGTTTTTGGATTCCAAGATTTGTTGTAAAGTATTTCCATTACAATAGCCAATAAAAGCTCGTGCATAGATTTATATTTATATTTTTTCATAACCAAAATTGATAAAAATGGTTTATCTATTTGTTTTCTATAATCGCCAATCATCCCAAACAAGTCCTCTAAAGTAGGTAGCCATTTATAATCATGCGGGTTAGAGCTACCTAAACCAGATTTACAATATAGATATGGCTTTTCACCGTTCCAAAACCAATCGCCTTTGTTATATTTACAAAGTGACTGAATATCAGGATTATTAATTACCATCTCAATATAAGTTTCAGTAAACATTTCCCCCTTCTTTCTGGGGCAGCCCTTTATCGACTGCCCCTAACACAATTACTATTACTAATACTATTTAATCTGCATCACAGGCTAGACTCTCTATTCAGTTGGTTTGTTTCATGGACACCTCCTAAATTGGTTAGTATACTAAACATTCTTACCCTCACCATTCCTATTAATACTTTTTAGGCTATACAATATTTCACCCTGCCTGTAAGTTCCATTCTTCTCAAGCTCATCTATCACATTTACAGCCTTGTTTTCGTCAAGTTTTTTCAAATAGCTGTCATCTATCACATCTACTAAAATATCGTTGTAGTAACGGTATATTCGCTTAGATTTGGGTTTAGTCATAATCGTAATCCTCTATATCTCCCTCTCCATAGCTTTCATATATTTCAAATTTACCTTCATCATCTCCACCAACTCTAAAATGTAATATATCTGGATATTTTAGATTTTTCTTTATAACTTTTAAAAACATTTCTCTCACTTCATCAAGCTCATTTGAAGTATTCCAACCTTCTTTAGAACCATCCCAACACATAAAATAAACAATTGTTCCATTTACTAAGTTGTCAAATTTTTTAAATAGTCTTTTAATATCATCTGGTTGGCTATTAATAAAATTGTCAATTTCATAAATACCTTCTTCATAATTGTTAGTTTGACAAACAACATAATCTGGTTTTATGTATCCCATTACTATCTCCTTTCATCAGGGGACGGCCAGTCCGTCCATAACCAACCGCCCCCATCAGCAGAGCTGGGTCGATCAGCTCTTA